GCGTCCAGCGCGGCGATCATCGACGTGACCGACTCGTCGGCGTCAGCGGTCCGCGCGGCCGCGGTGCGCTCCCGCAGCGCCTCGATCTGCGCCGCCGGGTCAGCGGCACGGCTGCGGGCGGCGCGGCCGCGCTGCGACAGGTCCGCCGCGGCCTGGCCGCGGTTAAGGATCCGGGCCAGCTTGTCAGCGGCGGCGCGCTGCGCCGCGGCGGGCAGGTGCTCCAGCTCTTCCAGCAGCATCGGCGCCCGCGCCTCGATCGAGGTGTACGGGTTCGCCCCGTAATTCACGGCCGAAACATCACCCCTGTCAAGATCAACTTCGAGGATGCGGAACTCGTCATAGTCCTCGTTCCATTCACCATCGGTGATCCAGAACGCGAAGCTCATCTCGTCGACTTCACCGTCGTCGATGGCGGTGGTGATGTCCCGGACGTCGGTCCGCTCGGGGTTGACGTAGGCGCGCATGTGCAGGCCACGCGGATCCGCGTCGAGCTCGAGAGAGTTCTTGGTGGTGCGGGCCATGGTGATGCCGCGGTGGTTGACCAGGAACGCCACATCAGGGCTGGCCTTGAGGGTCTTGTCGAACGCGTCGGCAGCCACCTCCTCGGTGAAGATCCCGAAGAAGTCATACATCTCATAGGGCATCTCGACGACGGAGGCGTACCCGTCGAGCATCCGCCGCGGCTGCCCGTTCCAGTCGGTGAGCTCACTGCGCCACTGCGCCTTGAAGCCCTGCAGCCGCGCGGTCCGGCCCGTGCCGGTCCCGCCGCCGTTGCCGCCGGAGGCCTGGCGGCGCAGGCCGGCCATCCCGGCGGCGCGCTGGCGTGCGGCCTGGGCGGTGTCCGCCGGGTTGTAATCGGTTATCGCTGGCATGTCCGCCTCCAGAGGGTTTGCCAGTTCACTGGGGTAGCTCCCCGACGGGCACCACATCCGGCTCGCTGGGCACGTCACCGGCGGACGTGTCAGGCCCGGTGGTCGCCGCGCCGAACAGCCGGTCGAACTGCTGGTAGTCAGCTTCGTCAAGCGGCGGCCGGTTGCCTTCCAGCCGCGCCTCGTCGGGGGTGAGCACCCGGGCGTTGATCTGCGTCTGGATCATCGACGCGACGGTGACCGGGTCCATCCGCAGCAGGGTCTTGGTGTTCAGCCGCACATACCGGGGCCGGGCCAGCAGCGAGGAGAGGGCGGTTTCGCGGCGGGTGACGGGCGGCTGCAGGTGCAGGATCAGGAATTGCAGGTTCGCCTGGGTGATGTTCTGGTACTGGATGCCGCGGGTGGTGCCGGTCGGCGCCGCGTCGATCACGTCGGCGGGAACCCGCATGAACCGGGCCACGTCGGTGACCGAATACTGTTTCGCCTGGATCCAGTCCGCTGACGCGGCGGACGCGGACACCATCGAGTATTCCCAGTCGGCGCCCAGCACCGCGGGCTCACCGGCGGCGATCGACGCGTTCCACGCTTCCTTGACCACCCCGGACTCCGGGCCCGGGACGAGTTTCTTCGCGGTGTTCTTCAGCAGCGCCCTCGGGATGGCGCCGCCGGAAAACCAGTCGATCGCGAACTGCTGGACCGACAGGTACTCCCCGATCGACCACGCGGCGTAGGCGATCGGGGAAAGGCCGACGTGGCAGCCGCCGATGGTGTACTGCTTCTCGTGCCACACTTCATCGGGGTTGTAGTCGGTGTTCCCGATGCGGTACTTCCACAGTTTCCCGTCCTTGATCCGCACCGTCACCCCGATCGCGGCCTGCAGCTCGATGCGGGCCGGGAACCCGTTGCCGTCTGTCGCGGTGATCAGCCCGAAACAGTTACCGAGCCCGTCGAGGTCCTGCTGGCTGGAGTACATCCATTCGCCCATGCCGACGCGTTCGCCGCCCGGGTTGATCAGCACCGGCGGTGACGGCCAGCCCACCTCGACGCCGGAGACGGTGCGGAACACCTCGACGGGCATCGTGGAGATCAGGCCGGCCCGGAGGTCTTTCGCGGCCCACACGGCGGAGTGCCGCATCGCGATGTCGGCGGTGACGTTCGGCTGCTGGCGGGTGGACAGGCCCGGGCGGGGCGGGATCAGGTCTTCCGGGCGGGTGATGCCCCACAGTTCCCGCGCAGCGGCGGCCCTGCGCCCGTCGGTCGCACCCCACAGCGGCCGCCCGGCCAGCACGCCCACCGGGTCAGAGCCTCGCGTCGAGCAGGAGGCAGAACACCCCGGCGGCGGCGAGGCCGGCCCACACCCCGAACCGCAGTCCCGCCGCGGCGCTCAGCAGCCCGCTCCCGGCGACAGCAGGGACAGCGCGGTACAACCCCAGCGGCAGCGCCATCCACCGCCTGGCGGCGCGCCTGGCGGTGCCGAGCGCGCCTGCCGCGCGGGCAGCCAGCCCCCGCCCCCGGGGTCCCGCCTCGAGCTCAGCAGCCGCCGACACCATCGCGTCCTCCTTACCTCAGCACGCCCTTGCTGGCGAGCACGGCGATCCCGGCCTCGTCGAGCAGGTTCATCGCGAACAGCCGGGGCACGTCCTGCTGGCTGTAGACGCCTTTGCGGAACATCCGCTCGATCTCGGACAGGTCATAGCCGACTGAATCGGCCAGGTTGTAATCGGCCAGGTCGCCGGCGAAACGCCGGTGCCCCCAGTGCGCCCACGTCGCCGCCGCGAGGGGGCTCATGTCGACGGCGGCGGAGTAGTCATCCCACACCCACGCCGTCCCGGTCTTGCGGGTCGCCGCGCCCGCCAGGCCGGAGCTGACCGAATTGTGGCCGCGGGATCCGCGCTGCCCGGCCCAGTAGCGCAGGGTGTCGTCGCGGACGGCGTCATAGAACAGGCCGCAGGCGTGGGCGGTGTCCTGCACCGTGGGTTTCACCACATCGACGCCCGCGTCCTTCAATGCGTCGATCTCCGACCCGGCCGGTGAGCGCGGGTCCACCACGAACTTGGCTTCCCACCGTTCCGCGAGCTGCGCGGCGCGGGGCACGAGCCAGTCGGTGCCGGGTGCGTGGTCGTCAATCTCGATCTGCACCCGCCCGTCGCCGATCGCGCCGGCGACGGCGATCGCGGACATTGACCGGTCGGGGGTGGTGTGCAGGCCGCATACCGGTGTGTCCAGCCGCGGCCTGCTGTCAGTGTGCACGGCGGCCCACCACGACTTCGGGATGACAACCCATCCGTCCTCCGGAGCCGGGTAGGTGCCGATGCCGAGCCGTTCCCGGTTGAAGGATTCGGCGTCCATCGCGGCGCGTTCCCGCTCGATGTGCTCGAAGGTGAGGCGGCCCGTCTGCAGCGCCGGGTTGGCTTTCAGGTAGGACGCCTCAGTGAACGGGGTGTCGTGCTTGCGGCACGACGGCTGGCAGCGGGGGGTGTGCGGGTCGATGGAGTATTCCATGAACGTCAGGTCAGTGTCGGTCCCGGCGATGCCGCGGCGGCGGACCCGCGCCAGCTGGGTGGAATGCATCATCCCGGCTGAGGCGGTGTACCAGACCTGCGGCCCGCCCGCTGTTGCGAGGGTCCGCGCCGACAGCAGCGGCAGCGACGCGCCCACATCCTCCGAGACCAGGAACATGGCCTCGTCCCAGATCAGCAGGTCCCCGGAGAACCCGCGCGCCGACTGCCCTGAGCGGGCCAGGAACTGCAATTCCTGCCCGGACTTGAGCTCGATGCCTTCCTCACCATGGGAGCGGGACACCTTCGCGACCCGGCGGTCCAGCGCCGGGGTCGACTCGATCAGCCGCAGGATCCGGCGGAACGAGCGGCGCGCGGTCTTGAACTGGTGCGCGGTGAAGATAATCAGTTCCTCGCCGAACAGGAACAGCCCGGCCAGCACCCGCGCCTCGAGGATCGCGTTTTTCCCGTTCTGCCTCCCGCAGATCAGGCATACCTCGAAGCTCGCCCATTTCCCGTCGTCGCGCTCCCCCAGCGACAGGTCCAGGCAGTAGCACTGCCACGGGTCGAGGATCAGGCCGGCGCGGGCGGCGAAGCCGATCGCCTCTTTGCCTGCTGACGAGGTGACAGCCGGGGCCAGCTGCAGCCGCGGCAGCTGGAAGCTAGCGTCCAGCAGCGGCGGGGCCACGGCGCTCGTTCCGCGCCTTCGCGAGCTCGTCGACGAAATCGCCCTCGGCCTCGGGTGCGCCCGGCAGGCGGTGGCTGGAGTCCAGGCCGAGCATCTGCGCGCGCCGCTCGGAGATCGCCAGCAGCACCACCAGGGCCCGCAG